GCGACTCGACGACTACACAGTTAACAGTCTACTCCGTTCGATGCGCTCGTCTGGTCTTAAGATCGGCCGCGACCGGATCTGGGAGATCCTCGACTCCAACTTTAGCGCCGAGTACGATCCGATCTCGGAGTACTTCGCTAACCTCCCCGAGTGGCGCGACGGTGACACCGACCATATCGGTAGGATCTTAGACCTCATCCCTCCCGATCCGGCCTATCCCGTCGAAGCGCAGCGGGCCTATAACGACCTCATCTTTCGTAAGTGGATCGTCGCCGCGGTAGCGTGTGCAGTCGATAACAAGCCAAACCATACGATGTTGATCCTCCAGGGAGGACAAGGCGTAGGTAAGACGACGCTCCTACGCTACCTTTGCCCGGAGCATCTTAGACATGACCACTACTACGAGGGCAGCATCAACGACGACCGCGACACGCTCGTATCGATTGCACGTTCGCTAATCATCGTCGACGACGAACTCGAGTCCCTCACGAAGCGAGAAGCCGAGAAGATCAAATCCCTCATCACGTCGTCGGATAAGCGCGTGCGCCTCGCGTATGGGCGTGCTGAGACCACGCTACGCCGCAGGGGATCGTTTGCTGGGTCGGTTAACCGCCGTTCATTCCTGAATGACGAGACAGGCTCCCGGCGCTTTGCCGTCATCTCAATAGGTGGGTTTGTAGATCTGGGGGCGCTCTTTAGTATCGACGTCGACGCCGTCTGGGCTCAGGCGCTTGCACTCAAGAGAGCCGGGTTCCAGTACTGGACCTCCCCTAAGGATATCGAACGTATCTCAGCGATGAACGCCAACTACGCCGTATCAACGGAAGCCGACGACCTCGTATGGAGATACGTCGAAGCGCTACCTACCGAATCGGCCGCGGGGATGTCGAATACTGAGATCATGACCATGTTGCAGGACAAGATCTTCCAAGAGAAGAACGCGAAGATACCCTGGCTTAACACGTACCAACTCGGAAGAGCCCTCACGAAAGCCGGTTTCACTCAGGTCGTCGTCAAGGATGGCGGCCGGGCGCTGCGCGTGTGGAAGGTCAAAATCCGGGCGATCGGTCGTTCGGTGACCGGCGAGTCGGAACCCGCAAAGGTTCACGAACTACGTAGTGCATACGTGCAAGGGGCGAACGATGCGTTCTAACTACGACATTACTACCCTCGACGAGTGGTTGGGGGTGCAAAACCCGAAAAGTTCTGTAACCGCTTCAAGTGAACCGAGTAAGCCGTTGACAACGAACGAGTTAGCACCTGTTAAAACGGCTGAAAATGGCCTCCGGTTACAGAGTGAAAGTGATTTTTCCTTAAGAGGGAAAAATAATATCAATAATAAGTATATAGAAAACGGCCTTTCACTCTGTAACTCTGTAACCGGGGGAAGTGCAGGTAGGATCGTACCACCGGACGAGGTGCTAGCGAGTGCCGAACTCGCCCGACAACGGAACAGGCGCGACCGGGATCTCATCGCCCTAATGCACGCGTCGAACGTCAACGACTGGACGTGGATCGAACACCCCGACGGAACGTGGACGGCTCATCATTCTATCATATTCGAGGAGGCAGTATGAAGGATATCGACGAAGAGTTCGCAGCGCTGGAGGCTCGCAAGTGGCAAGAGCATCTCGACAAAGAAGCCGCGTCCCGTGAGCGTGCAAAGAAGAAGCGCGCAGGCGACGGACCACCGCCCAAGGAGCACGAAATCCAAACGGCGATCTCTAAGGCCTTAGAAGCCGCGGGGTATATGGTGGTGAGGGTTAACTCGTCAACATCGCTCACAGCGCACGGGAGCCGCCTCAGCGCCTATCGTGTCGTCAACATCAACGCAACGTCAGGCCATGCCGACCTCGCCGTCTACAAACGCGGTCGCGTGTGGATGCTCGAAGTCAAGCGGCCCGGAGGTAAGCCGTCGGAAACGCAGGTACGGTTTGCCGAATGCTGCAATCGCTACGGCGTGCCCTACCACGTCGTGACAAGTCCAGACGATGCACTCGCCGTTCTGAGGTTACCATGATAGCGCAGGTAATCGCACACCATGCCGCAGCGCTGATAGGCGTACACGTCGCGGAGATATACGGACGGTCACACCGCAGACGCCCGGCGCTTGCACGACATCTCGTCTGGTTCGTCTTACATGAGCGGTTCGCATGGGACTACTCGTCAATAGCGCGGGAGTTCAATCGGGAACGACAACCCGTGATGCGCGCGGTCGAAGCCGTCGAAGATCAGATCGTTTTGTTCCCTGACGTGAGGGATATCGTCCGGGTCATGAGGCAAGAGCCGTATCTGCAGTTGGTGCAAAACTATTGTTGTTCATGTGGTAAGGTTGCAGCATGGCAGGTGGACGACCAACGAAATACGACTTCGACGCACTGAAGCCCAAGCTCGACGAAGCAGAGCGGGCTGGTATGTACATCGAACAACTCGCGACGCATCTCGGAATCCACGACGATACGATCCGCGATTGGGAGTCATTACATCCCGAGTTTTCCGACGCGGTCAAAAGGATTCGCCTCGCTTGCAAGTCTCGGATCTCTCAACTCCTCGACGCTCACGCCTACGGCGGTATCGAGAAGGGTAACGGGTCGGTCGCTATCTTCATTGCTAAGAACGTTCTCGGATGGCGAGACCGTAGCGAGGTTGAGTCGAAGGTAACGCAGACGCAGGAACTCACAGTAAAGATCGGCGGTGCTCGTCGCAGTGGAGAAGACGATGAGCCGGATCACTCTTGACATAGAACTTCACGACGCACAGCTGCGGGTCTGGAACAACAGACGCCGTTTTAACGTCGTGAACTGCGGGCGACGATGGGGTAAGACAGTACTCGCCGAGGCTGCGCTCGCTGAGTGTATCACGACGGGCGATCCGGCCGCGTACTTCGCGCCGACGTACAAAATGCTGATGGACGTCTGGCGAACCGTCAAGAAAGACTTTGCCGCGGTGATCGCAGACACGAACGAAAGTGAGAAGCGTATCACGTATATCAACGGCGGACAGCTCGACTTCTGGTCTCTTGATAACTACGACGCGGTTCGTGGTCGTAAGTACCGACGCGTCGTGATCGACGAAGCTGCGATGGTGACGAACCTTGAAGAGGCGTGGACGATGGCCATACGTCCAACGCTTGCAGACTACAAGGGCGACGCGTGGTTCTTCTCGACGCCTAAGGGGAGGAACTACTTCCACACGCTGAGCGAACGAGCGGTCACGGACGAGACCTGGTCTTACTGGCAGATGCCGACGGCTGCGAATCCATACATCGACGCGACGGAAGTTGAAGCCGCACGAAACGAACTGCCGAGTCTGGTATTCCAACAAGAGTTTCTCGCAGAGTTCATCGACGTTCAGGGCGCGCTCGTCAAGCGTGAACATCTTACACACGTACCGAGTGACCGCGTGCCATCTGGACTGCGCTATGGTATGGGCGTGGACCTTGCTATCTCTAAGTCTGAGACCGCCGACTATACCGCTATCGTCGTCGTCGGTTACGATCCCGAATCTGGACGCCGTTACGTTGTCGACGTGTGGCGCGGTAAGGTTAGCTTTCATGAAGTCGTCGACACTGTGAAACAGTACGCGTCGAAGTGGAAGCCGCAGCGGATCAACATCGAGGCCGTGCAATATCAAGTCGCCGTCGTGCAAGAGCTACTCCGAAAGACGTCGTTACCTGTTAAGGCTATTAAGCCGGACCGCGACAAGGTCACGCGCTTTCATGCGGTCCTCGCACGCTATGAGCAACTCCTCGTCACTCACGTGACAAACTTAGATCCTCACTTCGAGCGTGAGCTCCTATCGTTTCCGATCTCGGACCACGACGATATGGTCGACGCGCTCGTCTATGCCGAGCTCGCAGCCGTTAAGAATCAAGGCGCGGGCGTTCTCTTCACTTAACAGACTATCACATGGGTATCTTCGACCGTATCTTCAGAACGAACGAGAAACAGCTGCAGCTCTCCGAGCGCGGCGAATTGCCGGGACTCGCGACCTTAGCGTACACGAAACACTCCTTCACACCCGTAACAAACTTCGCGCAGGCGTACCGACTGTGGAAGGACAACCCGGTCGCGCAGGGCTGCACGATGGCGTACTCGCTTACGATGCCAGAGGCCTATCTCGCCGTTCGCGATGGTGAAGGGTTTATCTACGATCACCCGGTTTCGGTTCTTTTCGCGGGTTCGTCGTGGCGTCTTAGCATGGCCACGGCGATGACGTACCTCTGTATCGGCGGGAACGTCTACTATCACAAACGCCGCAACGCTGCGGGCGCGGTAATCGATCTCAAGCCCTACTCGGATGCTAACTTCGCGCCGGTGCTCGACGAGTACGGCAATATCCGCGCCTATCACTACAACAACGGTTCGACCACGTGGGAGATCCCAAAGGATGATGTCGTTCATATCCGCGGCTTTTGGGTCGATCCTGCTATTTCTTACGCCGGCGGCTCTCCGATTGTACTCGCATCGTCGACGATTGAATCTTACAACGAGGCGAGCGGGACGATCTTCAGCATCCACAAAAACGACGCGATGCCTAAGACGCTGGTAATCTACGACGAAGAGATGTCGTCCGATCAGGTGTCACTTGCCGAGCGTTCATTCAAGCGTAAGTACGGCGGCGAGCGCCGCGGGTCGGTCGGTCATATGTGGGGCGTTAAGAGCGTCGAACGTTTGGCACTGGATTACAACGAGCTCGGCATGGAATCGACGTTCTCACAGTACGAGGCGCGGATCTGCGGCGTGTTCCGCGTGCATCCGATTATCGCGTACACATACGCTGGTATCATGTCGTCAACGTACTCGAATGCAGAGCAGGCGTCGAAGGACTTTACCGATATGGTACGCGTGCCACTGTGGAACATGATCGCCGATCAGATCAACGAACAACTCGCTATCCCCGACTTCGGCGTCGAAGTAGGTTTCGACCTGAGCACTGTCGAAGCTCTCAAGCCGTCGGAAGAGTCACAACGTGCGACGGCATTGCAGGCATTCCAAGTTGGCGTCATGACGTTGAACGAAGCGCGCGAAACGTTTGGACTTGACGCAATCACGGGGGCGGGTGCTAACGAAGTCGACGATAACGACACGGACAACGACGACGATATGCAAACAGCCTCACGCGATACGAGCGTGCAAACGAAGGGAGGCGCGGATATTACGTCCGCGGGCTTTCGTTCCGACTCGTTAGACGACGAAACGTATTTCAAGGCAGTCGACGACATCTCGGAGAAGTGGGCTAAGCGTATCGCAGTCTCTTACGGCAAAGAAGTGCGTAAGCTCGAACGGGAGATCCTCGGGGGTATCAAGGCGCACGGCGCAGTCATGACCAAACAAGAGGGCGACCCGTTCGACGTTGAAGACTGGACGGCGCGGTTCTTGGCTGCGACTGAAGACGACCGCAAAGGTCTGGTCGAAGAGATGATCGCAGCGGCTGCGTCTGATGTTGATGCTGAGGACGGCGAGTACGGAACGGCACGCCGCGAGGGTATCGACGAATCAAGCCAGAAGATCACCGCGTCGATCGGCACGATCCGCGACGATGTGCGCTTCATTCTAAATCAGTCCGGCGGCTTGTCGGCTGACGAGATCGCGGCATTGCTGCGTAAGAAGTTCGACGAGATCAGCGTCGCACGTGCTAACGCGATCGGCCGCACAACGGCGACGGCGACGACAGGCAAGACGCAGAGCGCAGTCTGGAAGACGGCGAGCGACCGCGAATCCGATCCCGACCGTAAGATCGTGAGACAGTGGATCTCGTTCCCGGGTGCGCGCGATGCTCACTCCGGCGCGAACGGACAATTCGAAGACCTCGACACGGGACTCTTCACGGTCGGCGGCGAGGAGACAGAATATCCGGCCGGTCCGGGGCTCTCAGCAAAGAACGCTGTAAACTGCCGATGTATCACGCGCGCACGTCGCAGGCTCGACTACGATAGAGTGACGCAAGGCGGGTAAGATGGTGCAAAACTATCCGAACGCGTTCGCCAACTTGCGTCAACTCTTACGAAGGTAATCGAATGGAAATGACCAAGTCGTTACATTCCTGTCATATCAAATCAGTCAACGCCGACGAGGGAATCCTCGAAGCGGTCGTATCGGTATTCAACAACGTCGACAGCGTGGGCGACCGCGTGATCCCGGGTTTCTTCGAGCAATCGCTTAAAGGCAAGATGCCGAAGGGCGTGTGGATGCACGACTGGAACGCACCCGTAGCGAAGACGTTAGAAGCCCGCGAACTCTATCCGAATGATCCGCTATTGCCTGACGGCTTAAAGGGTCTCGGCGGATTGTACGTGAAAGCCAAGTTCAATCAGAACACGCAGCGCGGACGTGAGGCGTTCTCTGATATCAAGGAAGGTATCATCGACGAGTTCAGCATCGGCTACTCAGTGCAGGAAGACCGCATCGCGCCGGACGGCGCACGCGAACTCGTCAAGGGGACGCTCTTCGAGTGGTCGCCCGTTTTGTTTGGAGCTAATCCGCAAACTGCAATCGTAAGCGCTAAGGGACTCACGCAAGACATCGACGACGTCGGAGCCGACGTGTTGCGTCTTGTCGCGAGGTTGAACGAACGCGCACAGATTCGCGAGAAGGAAGGACGCACGTTATCGTCGGCAAACGTCGCGCGTCTCTCATCTCTCGTCGATGCTTTGCAGAATGCGACCTCATCTATCAAGGAGCTCATCGACAGTGCAAAGCCTAAGAGCGCACGCGCGCAAATGGAGATGCAACGTCTACGAGCTCTCCATAACTCACGTCAAAAGGACAAACAATGACTATCCAACAGTTGACAGACGCGATCCGCGTCAAGTCTACAGAGCTGGAAGTCCTCACCAACATCGCAGAGCCTCCGGCCGAGGATGTTGCAAAGGCTACAGAGCTGAACAACGAGATCGACACTCTCTCTAATCAAGTCAACGAAGCGAAGTCGTTCGAGGCTATCAAGGCAAAGAACGCAAAGCGCATCGCGGAAGTAAAGACGGCAGTCAACGAACTCCCGTCAACATCGACAGTAAAGGTCGGCGAGTCATCAGCGAAGTCGAACATGAGCGAAGCCGACTACAAGTCATACGTGACTGGCCTCTTCGTTTCGGGTCTCGCTAACGACGGCGCGCGTAAGAAGTACACAGACGTCACCGGCGTCGAGTACAAGGCGCACACGCAAAGCACAGACGCGAACGGCGGACTCTTCGTCCCTGAGGAGACATCGTCGTACATCATCGACTTGAAAGAGCAGTACGGCGTATTCCGTCGTAACGTTCGTATAGAGCCTATGGGATCAGAGTCGATCCGCATCTACCGCATGAACGACGACATTACGGCGCACTGGGGTTCGGAGCTGGGTAACTACACAGCGTCCGATATGTCGTTCGGGTCGGTCGTGCTCACGTCTAAGAAGCTCACAGCCTACGCACAGATCAGCGAAGAGCTCAGCCTCAACGCTACTGTAAACCTCGGTCAGCGCTTCGCTGAGTCGGTCGCTCGTCAGTTCGCGAAGAAGGAAGACGAAGCCGGTTTCAACGGCGACGGCACATCGGCATTCGGTGGCATCACTGGCATCGGTAACAAGTTCCGCCAAGTCCTCGAAGCGGGCGGTGGTACATGGACTTCCGACGCGAACAAGGCCAACCTCGGCGGCGTGCAGGTTATCAGCGGTAACCTCTTCACAGAAGCGACGATCACGGACTTCATCACGGGCTACTCGAAGCTCCCAACATACGCGCGCGCAGGTGCTAAGCTCTACGTCAATAAGACAGCATTCTCAGCGAGCGGCGAGCGTCTGGCATACAGTGCCGGCGGCGTAACGGCTGCAGAGATTGCAGGCTCGTACGGTATGCGCTTCCTCGGTTTCCCTGTGGAGATCGTCGACGTCATGCCGAGTGCGGACGCGAACTCGCAGGTCTTCGCTTACTTTGGTAACCTCGCACAGGCTGCGTCGATGGGCGACCGCATGAGCACGTCTATCAAGACGGACACATCGCTCGGATTCCAGAACGACTCGATCTTTGTGAAGGCTACCGAGTATGTCGATATCGCAGTTCACGACGTAGGTAACTACAGCGCGACGGCGTCGACACGTGTTGCGGGTCCTATCGTAGCTTTTGTTTCACAGAACTCATAAGGAACCCAGAACATGAACTCACTTCAGAACGTTAAGTTCGTCAACGTATGCCATCCGGCGGCTATCGTCGATAATGCCGATTTCGTAACGGGCGCGATCGATACTGCGGGCTTTGGTAAGCTCGCCGTTATCTTCTCACTCGGCGCAACTGATATTGCTATGGCAGCTCTCAAGCTGCAGCAAAGCGATGACTCAGGTATGAGCGGCGCGGCTGACATCACGGGTACGGTATTCGGCGCAACGGGTGCCCCGGCTCTCCCGTCAGCAACGGACGATAACAAGATGTACGCTTTCCACGTAAGCCTCCAGGGTAAGAAGCGCTATATCGATCTCGTCGCAACTGCGGGCAATGGTTCGGTAGGTACTTTCGGCTCGGCTATCGCAGTTCTTTACAACGGTAACGACTTCGATCCGAACGCAACGGATCAGAACGTCGGCGCGGTTGTCTATTGCTAATCAGATCAGATTCTGAGTTCGGGGGCTACGGCCTCCGAGCTGAGAACCTCACACTATGTAGGGCTTCTGAAAATGTCTGTCATTCTCTCGTCACAGGGTGCGCGTGTGGATCTTGAGATCCGCAAGGGGGCGACCTTTGCGCGGACGATCACGTACAAGGTCAACAACGCGACTACCGACATCACGGGCTACACGTTTGCGGCACAGATCCGCACGGCGTCCGGGACATTAGCGGTAGCGCTGACCTGTGCAATTACAGACGCGGCAAACGGTAAGTTTACTATCTCGCTGACTCCAGTGCAAACGGCGACGCTCTCGACGTCTGATTTCTATAACTGGGATTTGGAAGTAACGATCGGCTCGACAATCTCTGAGCTTATGAAGGGCGCCGTACGTGTTGTCGATGAGGTGACGCAATGAGTCAAACCTTGACAGTCAACGTACAACGTAACGACATCGCACTCGGTATCGTTACCGAGGAGGTCGTGCTCGTAGTTGAGTCCGGCGGCACGATTGCAGGTCCGACAGGTCCGACAGGTCCGACAGGTCCGACAGGTCCAACGGGTCCGACGGGTGCGACCGGAGCCACGGGGCCAACTGGAGCCACGGGACCTGCGGGACCAACGGGGGCTACAGGTGCAAAAGGCGACAAAGGCGATACAGGCGACGTAGGGCCACAAGGTCCGACGGGCGCAACGGGCGCAACGGGTCCGACAGGATTGACGGGCGCAACGGGTCCAACGGGTCCGCAAGGCGTTAAGGGTGACACTGGAGATACGGGTCCAGCTGGTCCAACGGGGGCAACAGGTGCGACCGGTCCCCAGGGTGTCAAAGGCGACACTGGAGACACCGGCCCAGCAGGTGCCACCGGTCCAACGGGTCCAACGGGTCCGCAGGGCGTTAAGGGTGACACGGGAGATACGGGTCCAGCTGGACCGACAGGACCGACAGGACCGACAGGCCCCACCGGAGCCACCGGAGCCACAGGCGCGACCGGAGCCACAGGTCCGGGCGTTCCCGTCGGAGGTGGTACGGGTCAGATGTTGGTGAAAGCATCGGGCACGGACTACGATACGACATGGGGGCGGACGTTGACTATGGGGACGGCGGCTCCGAGTGGCGGCAATGACGGCGACTGGTATGCACAGTACACATAACGAGGAACGACAATGGCAGACAATGTAGGATATACCCCCGGAACAGGGGCGACGATCGCAGCCGATGAAATCGGGGGAGTACTTCATCAGCGCGTGAAGGTCGGCGTAGGTGCCGATGGACAAGCCGTTGACGTGAGCGAATCAAACCCTATGCCTACGGTGGTGTATGGTGAGCTCCTCGAAGCTATCGAAGCGTTGCGTATGACGGTGCAATCGCTAAGTCGTTCGGGATTAGGTCTGGCTATGCCGGACACGGCGGCACGTATGCGCGTGGCGATTGATTCGATCAGTGCGAACTTGACACTTTCAACGGTCACAACGGTTTCATCGGTCACAACTGTTGGCACAGTTTCAACCGTAACAAATCAACAGCAAATGGGGGGCGTGTTTGCGAACGAGCACATCCCATCACTTATGCGCATGAACGCCAACGGATTGCGCGATCGAATCATCGTAACATAATCGGAGTAGGAAATGCCAACAACAAACGGCACTCGGAAAATCTTAGACATGAAGCGGTGGGAGTACTGCACGCCTTTGCCACAAACTACGGCTGCGAATCACTTCATCGTGTCTTCGCGTCACTTTAGACAACAGCAGTTGCTCGTAACTTCAACGTCAGTTGCACAGATTTACAACCCCAACGAAGACGGCTGGATTGCGCTGCCATCGCCTGCGCTCGGCACCTTCGCAGCTGGGGCTTGCGGCGTCGCCGCTGGATTCTCCACAGGATCAACAGCGGGCGCGGCATCACTCACAGCGACGGGTGGCACGGTGTCAACGATCGTAACGAATCAGACACTCGCGCGTGACCTTCGCGGCTACTCCGTACAAATCCTCGCCGGTCCGAATGCAGGCGTTACGCTGGAGATTCTCAGCAACACAATCGGCACGAATGCAACGATCACGGTAGCAACGCAAGCGAGCGCATTCAGCGCGTCTACGGTCTATCGACTGATGACGCCTTCGTTTTTTGTGTTCGGCGGCGGTACGCTCGCAGCGGGTTCATTCAAGCGGTACGACTTCGCAACCAACACGTGGGTAACGCTTGCGAATACTGGATTGCCTGCCAGCTTTGGCACGGACGGCAGGCTCTTAGCTACGCCGTCATGGATTGACACAGGCTATAAGTCATTCGCCACGGGGACGGCTACGGCGGGTGGCACTTCCAGCCTTACAAACAACCCAAAGACATGGGCTGTCAATCAGTGGACGAACTACCAAATACGCATTACTGCGGGTACAGGGGCGGGACAGATCCGCACTATAACTTCCAACACATCCAATGCCATCAACATTAGCGGCACATGGACAACCGCACCGGACGCAACGTCACAATATAGCATCGAAGGCAACGACGATTTTCTCTACCTGATGGGCAACAACGCTAATACTATGTATCGCTATTCAATCAGCGGTAACACGTGGACAACTCTATCGCCGGGGGTTATACGCGCAGGGTCCCCGGGTGCGGCACTCGGTGGTAACTGGGTTCACAGCGTCAGCGCAACGGACTGGACAAGCGAAAGCGCAATCCAGAACGGGCGTTATATCTACTCTTTCCGTGGTGCCGGTGGCGCAACGCTCGACCGATACGACATAGCGGCGAACACATGGGCAGCGCTCACATAC